CCAGCACCTAGTAGTTTGCCACCAAGAGCTCCAGCTTTTATCGCTGTTTCATAGATTTCGTCGAAATAGTCTTGCGTAATTTCTTCACAAACACCTTTTTTGTCAAGCCAAGACTCATGTAGTAGTCTGCCGAAGTCGTCGACTTTACCTTTGTGAAGAAGATCCACTGCTTCGAACGCTTTATTCTTTGATCTCCGCACTTTATTGAACTTATCTGCATCTAACATTGCCTTCTGTTGTTTCTGTAGAATGTTGTTAGCATTTCTACTTCTACCAGAGTAAACAAGCATTAGATTTTTTTCAAGAGTCATGATATGAGGATTAGTCAAACGTAACTCATCAACAGTTACTTCGCCATTCCTTTTGAACTTAAACAGATTGAACCCACCAAAGGCAGCGGCGTACTGGTCCTGCTTACCAACAGGATACCCACACTTATCCATCTCGATCTGACAAGCAATGTCCGCTACATATTTGCGAGTACTGTTGTCATACTTGGTAGTAGAGAGAGCTTTGACAAGACCCACAGTAAAAGCAGAAGAACTGCCGAGCCCAGAACCCTTAGTAACAATATCTGATATGGATGCAACTGTAATCTCCTTTGTAATATCATAGTATTTCAAAGTCTCACGAGTAATCGCATGCTGCATTTGTTCAATATCATGTTGCTCTTCGACATCATCATACATACAACGCACACCCATATGTGGAACTTTGTGTGCAAATACATAAATGAATTTGTTAATTGTTACGGAGAGAGCGGCGCCATCCTCCTGCTGATAGAAGGATGGCATATCACTTCCTCCACTAAAGAACGAAATACGTAGCGGAGTCTTTGTTACAATCATATCTTACGCCTTATAAACAAACATTTGTTCTGGGAATTTTCTCGACTCAACAGTTGGATATTGTTGAACAAGATCTCTGAGAACTAAGTTCCATTTGTTCTTGATAAACTCTATGTTATATCTGGCATCAACATATACTTTGTTGAAAGCAGTCATATTCTTTTCATTGTTATCTCTAACAAGTTGAATTGCTGCATTTAAATTGCCAGCAAACACAGAAGCATGCATGCTCTTGTCTTGCATATCTCCATGATACATAACATTCAACGAACCTGAAGTTTCTGGTAGAGCTCCAAGGTTAGGATGAACGCATACCAATCCAGCAGACATTGCCTCTAACATAGCACGACATGAAGTCTCAATCCAAATAGATGGATAAGCAAAGATATGAGCAGAGTTTAGATGTTCTTTCAACTTATCATTAGAAACGAAACCATGGTATGTCATTTGTGGATGGTTACGAACCTTATCATACAAAGGTTCGAACTGCTTATCGTAATCGTCCCAACCATAAATTTTAAAAGATGAAAACACATCTAGATGAATATCTGGTTGAGTCTCTGCTAGCTTCTCGAATACAGGCACTAAAAGTTCTAGACCACGCTGAGGAGTTGAGGTATAAACCAAACGAATCTTATCCTTTGGTTTCTCGACTTCCTTAGCAGGTTCAATACCAGATTCTAAGATAACACACTTATTATCCATAGGTAAACCATGGATTAGATTGTATCTCTGATACTGCCAGTTAGAAATGAATACGAACTTATGATATTTGTTTCGCCATTCTTCATTACGGAACTTAGCAGACTCTGGATCTTCAGGTAGATCATGACACCAGAAGATACGAATCTTATCTTCTTCTAGTTCTCTTTCACGAGAACAAATGATCTGACATTGTTCAAGCAAATCTTGATCTAGAATTTCTGCCAGCTTACGCTTGGCAATCTCAGTACCACCCTGAGCCTTAGCAGAAATTTCGTTTTCTTCAAACCCCTTCATTATACTTCAATCCTATATCCAGATGCCTTAGCATCATTATAAAACATTTGAACAGTTTCCTTAGAGAATACGTCTAGATCTTTGTTAGCTAGATTTAACTTCTTAATCTGATCATGAAGCATAGTAATAATATCACAACCAGCAGACTCTGCCATATGAAGATGATAGATCTCACGACAAGAAGCCCAAAGGAACTTGATCTTATCAAACTCTGCTGGTTTACTGTTTGCTTCACCAATACACTGCTTTGTCCATACAACTGGATTACGTAGAGTGTCAGCAATACGACCAGAGAAAATAGAAATAATAACAGGAACATCTGGATTAGTGATGTTCTCTAGAATATTCTGTGTCTGCTTGGGAGTAAAGACAGCCGTAACATTTACCTTTACGCCTTCTTCGTTAAGCAAACGAATCAAACCGTAATTGCCTTCGCCCTTTGTATTTGTGACTGGAATCTTTACGAATACATCGTAGTTACATTCTTCTCCCCATGAAGCAATCTTCGTTGCCTGGTAATACATGTTATCTGTATCATCAGCAAATACTTCTAGAGAGATATTAGTTCCTGGACGTTTCTCGGCAAGAGAACGAATCGTGTTTTTAGCGAACAGTTCGTAGTTATCAATACCAGCTTGTCTCATTAGGGTTGGATTAGTAGTGAACCCAGTAACTCTTGGATTCTCTGCAGCCTTCATAATACCGTCAAAGTCTGCGCCATCTGCATATACTTCAATCATTCGCCACCTACATTCTGTTGAATAATGTTAACTGCTTCCAAAAGATTTTTTGCATAAAAGTCTGGCTTAACATGCAACCATTCCGAAGGAGCAGAATATATATCACCAAGGTATATAGTCTTGACACCCGCACGGTTGCCAGCAACAACGTCACGCCATGTATCACCAATCATCCAGCTACGTTCTTCAGTAACATGCCATTCTTTGATGATCTTATTCAACATACCAGGATTAGGTTTATACTCTTCAGTTCCACGTGTTCTTGCTGCCTGGATTGTATCAACTTTAAGTTCTTTCTTGATACACTCATGAATAACATCCATGGTTTCTTCAGTCGTATATCCATCATCAACATCTGGTTGGTTGGTTACAACATGTAGAGAAAACCCAAGAGCTCTTAATCCCTTAATAGCTTCCTCTACACCATTAATATAATTGAACTCCGAGAAATACCAAGGACAAACGTGCTTAGGATTATCTCTGCCGTGAACTAGTTCGTTCAACGTGCCATCGCGATCTAGGAAAACTGCTTTTACCATTTGGTCTTGTTCTTCTGTAGGGCAGGATTAGAAACTAAGCAATGCCAGACTACGCCCTGGAATGCTTCTGAATGGGGAGTAACTCTGTTGGGAGATAGAGGCGGAACAACTACAACAACGTCACCATTCTTTGCAGTATAACCATCTGGCTTTCCAACAATACCAAAGATCTTAGCGCCATATTCTTTTGCTAGATCAACAGCGTTAACGATACCAACTGATACGTTCTTCTCTTTGTTGCCACCACCAACTGACAGAACAAAGATAGCATCACGTCCAGAGAAATGACTTACTTTAAGGTATTCCGTAAAAACGGTTTCAAATCCTTCGTCGTTTGTTCTAGCTGTAAGTTCCGGAACGTTGTCTGTTGGGCAATACGCTTCGATTCCACATAGCTTTCGTAGATCGTTAACCATATGGGAAGCGTTACCAGCAGAACCACCAACGCCAAGCACGAATACACGGCCAGCGTGTGCAGTAACTTTCGCGAGAGCTTTAGCCAGCTCTTCAATTTTGTTTTTATCAATACCATTTGCAATATCTATTACTTCGTTGAAATATAAATCAGCGTGACTCATTATATGAAACCCTCTGTCTCAATTCGCTAGATGAATAAAAGTGTTTACGTTCGATAAAAACGATTTCTATATTTCTTGACTTACATATATCTTCGCCGTGGATATACTCGCCTCTATATTCCTCACCGATAAACCGTTTCCTGAACTCACCAATACTTAGTATGTTGAGTAAGTCATCTTCAGTGTCATAAGGAATGATAGCATCAACCCAACGGCACGCATCGAGTTGCGCATACCTTTCAAACAATGATTGAATTGGTTTGTTCTTTGAATCTGGACGATCAATTGTAGGGTCTGATTGTAACCCTACGATCAGCTGATCGCACTGTGCCTTACAATGCTGAAGCATAGTCGTATGTCCAGCATGAAATAGATCAAACGTGCCGAACGTAATACCAATGTTTGGTCTCCACTTTTCAGTAGAGTTAGCAGTATAACATTGTTCTGGTACTGCGTAACCTGTAAACTTACTCGCTCCGTACAACATAATACATATTCCCTCCGTCCCACTTGTTTAGACCATCACTAACAAGAGGAATCTTCTCTACATTCTTATCCATGAAAAAGTTATTGAAGTAATCATCATTGACTTCTAGTCCGAACACAGCTGACTGTGCTAGTATAAGCCAATTTTTGGATTTGTCAATCTTTGGCATCAAAACATTACGATATTCGACTGGTGTTTCTGACAATGACCATGTAGCAATAACAAGATCAGCATGAGTTACATTGTCATCTTCGAATGACCACTCCGGAGTGATACCCTGCTTACCAAGATAGTGTGCCTGAATTGGTTGAGTCTCTGGAATATCTACAATGGTATACTTACCTTTGAAACCTAGAGCATGAACAACCGAACACATGTCTCCATAACCAGCACCAATCTCAACGATTGATTCCATATTCTTTAGCTTATCAGCGAAACCAGTAATGCATAGATGAGCAATATCTTGGATACGCTGCATCGATGTATCAAAATCTGAAGTTACTCGAAGTTCTGGTCGGATATGTTCAGGAGCTCCAATCCAGTTTTCCTGAAGAGCCTCTGCGATTTCTTCGTTTCGTGCAGCATGATAGAATGCTTCGCCAACGAAACGGGATGTTCTATACTGTGTAATGAAAGGAACGTTGTGGCAAGAAGCCCACAACCTAAAACGATTGAGCGGGAGCGTAGCACAATCATGCTTAAACACTTCCCGCATCGTTGGCCAATACTCTGGCCCATTTACCTGTTTAGCTTCACGTGCTTTAATAGCAACTGCTGACATCGGATCGAAGTCAGACCAAATAAATTCCATAACAAACTCCTAATGTGTTATGCTTGCCTATCAATAAACAATGTATCAAACTTCTTTGCTTCAAAGAAAGTCTTTACTAGATTGATGACAACCTTTTCGTCGAATGGCTTACATGAAAAGACATCAATGTAGGCATCGTTTGTTTCATCAACAAAGTGTGCACAGATGTTACTTGTTTCAATAAGTTGAACAAGAGTATATCCCTGCTTGTCTCCGTGACCAAACTTAACAATCTGTGGTTCGCCATAAGCAACCATGTCAATCTGCTTCACTAACTGTTTAGCGAACTGATGGATTGTGTTGTAATCTGTGATAGTGGAATGGTTACAATCACCTGCATTAATTATAAGATGATGCCCCCAATAAGTCTTTTCGTTCATTTACATCTCCTAAGTGTATTGATAAGGATCTAAAATTTCAACATACTCTACGGAGTCGATGCGAAATGAACGCCATCCACCCTTCATCACATCCCAAACAGCAAGAACTTCTTGGTTCTTGTCGTGGAAATCTTTTTCTTCTGCCTGTTCATTAACGTAGTTAGGCGGCAGAAGTTCTGGCATCAATGTGCAACGCATCTCACGCTTGTCGCCATTGACCTTTGTAAAGAAAACATTCATTACATTCTTACGTAGGTCTTGTAGTAGCACGTCACGCTCGTAGGCCATTAGTTGTTCTCCAATAGAATCTTTCGATGATCTGAAGTTTCTTCAGTAAGATGACGCTTTAGCTGTTCGAACCCACCGATATTGAAACCGTCGAGAACGATGATAGGAAACGTCTTAGCTTCTGGAAACTTTGTTAGTAGAACTTCCCGAGTAAAATCTTCATCCAACTTGTACTCAACGAAATCTTTACCATGAATCTTTAACATCTGCTTTGCTTGATCGCAGAACGAACAGTTATTTTTTGAATAAATTTCAATTGCCATCGAAGTATTCCTCCCAATATAAATTAACATCGGCAGGATTGTAAGGATTATATCCGTGCTCGATCATGTCTGTCTCTACCATAAATTCTAGATCACTACTCATGTTCATAACAACCTCCACATTTAGACAGATTATATTATACTAAATTCTAGGGTAAAAGTAAACTCTTATTTTAAGGAGAGCTCTTTATCTTTTAATGAAGCCTCGTATTTATTCATCTTGTCAATGTAGCCACGATTACGTAGCTCTTTAAATACAAGATTCTCTCTACCAAATTCTCCATACTGTTGTAGAGATGCAGTTCGCATGTTTTTGAATCTAACTTTCATATTGTTGAATGATTCTTCGCCCATGTGATGCTTAATCATATGGTCAATAGCATGCATATAATGTGAGACTTTTTGTTTAAGTAGATGATCGTTTTGAAAATCATAATCTACTTTGTGTGGTTTGGCAACCCACTTGTCATTCTGTAATGAATATACGCCTTGGTTCTTTGGATATTTAATATCGTCATCCTGAGCGTAAGGTTCTAGAGGATAACCATATACATCTACATTGTGAGTAAGAGTCCATAGAGACTTCTTATCCTGTAGATATTCTTCTACAAACTTTGGGTCGCTGAATAATTTGCTACGATCTACGATTAGATGAACGTCAATGTCAGACTTGCCAGTGTAATTGTAGTTGGCATTGCCACCTGTCATAACGATATCTTGGATCATTGACTTTGGAATTTTAGCGAACTCTGCCCAAGCATGACCAAACTTAATAAGAGCCTGTCTTACTTCTGGTTTGATCTTATCTTCGTCTTTCCATATCTTAGAGTTTAACTCATCGTGATATTGAAGAGTGAGTTTTATCTCAGTCAGATAATCGCTAAAATTCAGCATGTTTCCTCCGGAATGTTATGTATTATTTATAATTCCAGAGAGTTATATCACTTGGTCTTGATGTAAGACGCCTTGATCTTACTCTTCTCAAGAACCTCAAACCCATTAGGGAATAGATACTTCTGTTCTACGATCTCATCATGATCGTACATCCAGATGTCATCGAATACATACACAGCACCAGCTGGTGCTCGCTGGACAAAGAAGTCTACTTCTAGATGTAGAGCGCTGTTATCATGTGGACCATCAAAAAATACGAAAGCATATTCATTCTCATACTTCTTGACGTTATCATATACTGGAACGCCATCGCCATAACGATTGAAGAACTCATGATCTTCTAGACAGAAGAACGAGAAGTTTAGACCAGCATTATAGGCATAGAAATATAGAGAAGGAATGATACGATTACGCATTGTGTTATCATAATCAAAACGCTGAGGAGAAGTCAATTCCTTAGACATCTTATCGCCTTCGATCGCACGATCTGGATTATGAATGGTCATGTTGAGATTGGTGCATTCAATCTCGATGTTACCATAAGGATCAATGCAGAACATAGAACGGTTGCTGTTACCAGTATGAACTAGAGTGTCAATAATCATCTTAGCGGATCCGCCACGACGAGTACCAATTTCAACAACAGCACCAGGAACATCTGGCTTTACTGCAGCTACTGCATTAACTAGAATCTCATATTCCTGAGAGTCTGTACCGAATACTTCTTCATCACTAAAACGAATGATCGCCATTACTTTACTCCATTATATCCAATACCACAATGCTTCTGCTTTGCAGACTTTTTGCCTTCAATTGCTTCTAGAATTCGAGAAAGCAATACGATTACCATTGACATATTATACTCCCATAAAAACTTTAACTACGCCAGCAGCGTATATTAAAAGAATAAAAACTTGAATTGTGATTAGTGACCACTTCTTCCAGTGCAAAGCCATAAGCAACCAAAGAAAGTTACCTAATGCACTCATATATATGTTAGCTGGATATACGTTCCATGATGTAAGAGCAACACCAATAATCAAAGTTATGGTTGCTGCCCACTCAATAAAAGTCCACAATCTGGTCTGCGATGCCATACTTCACTGCCTCCTTGGGCGTCAACCAAACATCTTCTGGTGGTAGCAAATACTTTTTAATAACTGCTTCTGTTTGGCCAGTGCATTTTCTATAATGATCAACAAGACGTTGACTTGTATTGTTAAATTCTTTTACTGATGCCATCAATTCATGTTCTTTGCCCATAGATCCCCATGAAAACTGGTGGGAAAGAATAGCGGTGTTTCTAGTAATGTAGCGATGTCCTTTCGTTCCCGACATGAACGTAAGTAGACCACAAGAAGCAATTTCACCAAGTCCATATGTATATACCGGAATCTTTGAGCCTTTCATCGTGTCAATTAATGCAAAGGCTGAGGGAACTTCGCCGCCAGGAGAGTTGATAATCATCTTCATAAACTTTGGGCGGTCTTTCTTCATTAGATTGCGAGCAAGAATAAATTTCATTGCTTCGCCTGTCGAACCTGCATCAAAAGTTGAATTAAAAAGATAATAATGATGATCTTCTATGTTGGGAATATCTATGTTCTTATCCTCTTTTTCTATGTTCAAGTTTGCCTCCATGATAAAAAGGGAGGCACGGACATTGCCTCCCTTATACTTATATTATCTCTGTACGTGCATATGGTTGTAATGACCAGCAGTTCGCCATAGAACAGTATAACCTTCTGCTCTTAGGTTGGATGCTAAGCGATCAAAACGACCTGCATATCCTGAGCGAGCTTCATATACACCACGTCCTACGTTAATGTCAATAGCATTACCAGAGTAATGCGCAGAATGATGAGCGTGAACGTGATGAACGCCCCCGAATGCTGGGTGTTCAGAAACACGGAATCCAGCATGCTGCAACTCACGACCAAGTGCTACAATTGAACCACCTGTATATGATTCGTCTGCTTGATCGAAACGATAAGTTGCCTCTCTTTGTTTATAGTATGATTGAGCATGCTTTCTGCTTTTAAATTTAAAAACAGGCGACACGCCCCAGTTGTCGTCAGTTCCACCTAGAATTGCATCTAGAGGATTCGTTTCTTCAACTTCGTAGTTTGCTGAATACTGACTATGTTTGCCGTGAGGACGGGCAGATGCTACGTTGCTGAATGCAAGCATAGCTGCTGCTGTCATCGCAGCTAGAATAATCTTCTTCATTTTGGGATTTACCTTTCTGTTATGTGCAACCGACTCTTAACACGGATGGTAATTTAAATGTGCGGTTCCAGAGAAACCTAGAGCACGAGCCACGTTTTGATTAACGTCAATTGTTCTTCCTCTGACGAATGGCCCTCTATCGGTTACAACGGCTTCTACTTGCCTACCATTTGACGGATTGTGGATACAAACCGTGGTTCCAAATGGTAAGGTTCTATGCGCCACACCGTAATGATGACGCATACCGGATGCTGTCCGTCCGCTCCGGTCGTTATACCACGAGGCGTTATGTCCGCCACCAGTGGAATAATTATTTATATGCTTTCCGTGCTTGCCATATGCGACCTGCTGGGGTTGATTCCAACCACCAAACAAGTCATCTAAAAAACCAGCATGTGCAGGGAGAGTTACTAGCGCAAAGGCTAGTGCTATAATAAAACGCATAATATATCCTTTCAAAAATGGTGTCTCAGGTAGGACTCGAACCTACAACCACGCTGTTATGAGCAGCGGGAACTAACCAATTGTTCTACTGAGACAATTTCTTTTTAAGCCAAGCCTCACGTAATGCTTTCTTATGGGCTTCGCTTTTTGGTCTACCTTTAAGAGCAAGACCGCCTTTTCTACCATTCTCAGATAACTGATCTGTGGTAAACTTCTTTACATTTTTCTTGCCATTCTCAGATAGCATTTCACTTATATTGAATCACAAACGATAATCTGTTTTCTTTTGCGTACATATTTGGCGGAAGGATCATATGAGGAATAGATCCATCGAATACAATAACCCTTCCTGGTTTAAAGAAAGAACAGTACTCTACTTCTTGTAAGTCTTCAGAAGAAAATAGAGTACACCCAGCCCACTCATTATCCCAAACCATATTTGAATAATATAAAAACGTCAACCCGTTTTTACAATCAGTATGGAAAGAACAATCCTCAGCAGCGTTAGAACAATTTACTCGTATCTGATGAATTTCTCTAGAAGGCAAATCATACTTCTTAGAAATAAATTTGAAACCTTCTGTTTCTAGCATTCCTGACGTTTCCAAGTCAACGTAAGAATATCTAGAAAAGATTTGTTTACGATACGACGAAGAAGCACTATCATTACCAGTTATATTGAATAAAGAATTCGAATAGAAAAGATAAAAATTGTACCTTTCGGCGTAACCAAACAAGTCATCATATACATGAATTATTCTGTTACTGGATGTCTCTATTTCTTTACAGTTCATTATGCCAACAGCCTATCAGCTGCGATAGATGCTGCGAAAGCGTTGGGCTTTACGAAAGGTACTACGTTACAAAATCCCTTAATATAGCCAACTGCTTCAGAGATTACGCATGAAGAACCATGCTTCTCGTCAGGGTTGATGTCCAGATGGATTTGAACATCTCGGTAGCCGATAACTTCCTCAAGATCCAAATACATCTGTGCTGTGCGCATAACTTCATTCATCAAGCGCATACGTGGCTTATCCTTCTTCTGATCATAATCTCTTTCAGATTCTAGTTGACCAAAAACTTTACAACCACGATTACCATCATAGTGAACAACCACAACAGTACAGTATTCAGCATGCCAGACATCACCCTTACGATAACGTGCTGAATCTGAACCGATGTAGATTTTTGTTGACAATGATGTGTTGACAATGAACTCTCTAACTTCGTCCAGATCCAGCTTACGCATTTCTTATAGTCCTAGAACACCAAGGCCAAGAAGACCCTGCTTACCCTTTGGGGTAATATCAATAGAAATATCGCTACCGTCGTTATCAACATCAACGTCAGCGCCTGGAGGAGCAGTCACAACTAGACCGTGTGGGGTATACTGTGCGGCTGGTGCATAAACGCCATTGCTCTTGGTAGCACCAGGAACAGCAACAGTCTTACCGTTGTGAGTCTCGTCTAGAGTTGTTAGTGCGGATGCAGAAACTGTTAGACCGAGAACGATTGCTGCTGATAGAAAAAACTTATTCATTATTATTCACCTTTCTTGATTAAATTACTTACGCTTGCGACCCTTCAAACGACGAGCCTTGCGCTTCTGACTGCCGACTTTACGGCGACCCTTACGTGGTCGATTCTTACTTGGCCATGGCATTATGCACCTCCATTGTTAATAGGTTTATTATACCTTCTTTTTCAAAAATGTCAAGTGTTTCTTGTGTATCTTACACGAGATCCACGAGTTATACCATTGATCGGACTCGAGAACATCGTTCTGAAACTGATACTTGGATTCAAAGTATGACATCTCGCCTTTCGAAGAACAGAATCTAAGAATCTCTCTTCTGAATTGATCTTGGCCGAATATGTTTACGTGATGATTTAGCTCTTCATTAGATCCAAAGTAGTCTTTCCAATCAGACTCTACTTTGTATTTCTTTTTCTTACCCTTGAGCTGTTTTGTTTTTGAGAAATAAAAATTCTTCTTACCGATATATTTTCTTTCGGTGCGAAGATTGGTAATTATATAGACGAATCCAATATAATTACCAATATCTTCTACAATCTCACCTTTATAAATCCATGACATCCCGAATCTCCTTCGGGATATTTAGTCCTCTTCGTATTCTTCTTCGTCTTCATCTTCTTCGTGATAACCAATCAATTCACAGATAGCTTCAATAAATTCTAAAGAATTTTCAACTATTCTATCTGTTTGATAGATAGTCTCCGAACAATCAATTTTGTTTTCTTTAATAAATTCTCTACAAAGATCGAATAATTCTGCATCAACCTTCATTTATTATTCCTTCTTTTTGTTTTGTTGATAAACCACAGAGCCATAAATCTCTTCATAAGATAAACCGTCCGGCACAGCCGAAGATGCATTAACTGAATACCATGGGTCAAATACTGCAGTATTAGAAGAATTTATACATGCATTACTAGAAGCAACAGCCGTTACGCTAGAAGTAGTCGAGCAATATGTTTTAGACGGACAATTATGATATCCACAAACATATCCATACGCTTTACCAGCCTCGAAAAATCTACCACAAACAAAACAAGTATGTCCAAAACTCGGCTTCTTATTTAAGTAATCATCTTGCAGATTTGGTTTGTAAGGGTTTGAAGGAGGGAGACCTTCGGTCTTACCTCTATTGTAACCAGCTTCCCAGCCATTTTGATATCCGGCAGTATAACCGTTTTGCCAATCATTAGTATTCATACTGGACCCCATTTACCCATTGGGCAACTTGAATTATTAATGTGAGTTTTGAGAGGCATATAACACCAACATAATTTACAATATTTCCATCGATGTAGATGTTCGCACGCTTCGCAAATTTCTATTCTTTTATTTCTATCTTCTTGGGAAGCTAAGAATTGTTTTTCAATTAACCCAACATTCTTAGCTTCCCACTTTTCGTCTATCATATTTCGCAATTACCCGAAGTACATGCTAGTGTCTGAACGCCCTCGACATTGTCATCCATCTCAATAAGAGCATCCCAATCGACTGTAGTTGGAATATTTTTATTTAGATCTTCGTAATCAGCTTGGGTAATTGTCTCGTATGGAGCCTGACGATAAGTTCCGCCATCATGCGGTAGGAATGATACGCCAGACATTTCATCAAAGTGATCATAAACCCATGCACCAACACGTGGCCATTCTTCTTCCTTTACGTTAATAGTAACGGATGGCTTATGCTCGCACCAATGACGCTGATACTTCAACCAAAGTTCTAGATGATCAATAGCTGATACATTCTCTCTGGTAATTGAAGTATCTGGTAGTCTCATTGGAAACGAAAAGACAGTAGTAGCGTGAGGCTTAGTAACGTCAGGTTCATGAGGCACACCAGCATCAATAAGATGCTTTGTAAGCGGGTCTTTGTTATCGCTACGCACACGACGGATATAATAGCGGTCATGACCGGGATGAATACCACTAGGGGAAAGAACCAACTGCGAAACTGTCCCTGAAGGTTTAACGCAAGTAATTGCAACTGACTGATTAATTCCAAGTTTCTCGCTCCATTCTTTATTTGTATCAATAGCAACCTGACGAAGACGTTCTAGACGAGCAGGTAACTCTGGATCATTATAATCATTCATCAACGGGCAATCATAAATGCCAGTAAATGAAACACCAAGTAGTCTTTCTTCTTCTGTATTCTTCTGCCAAATCTTACGTAGATATGGGAAGTATGTCATTGTTGACTGGAAAGTACCAAGTATACTTGCAACTTTAATCTTTCTAGCAAGTGTTTTCTCAGTATCAGACTCTCGTATAACGACTTCTGTAAGGTTACAGAATTGATAAGGTCGCAGGATAATCTCAGAGCAGGGATTAGTGCCGAATTCAAA